ACCGGAACTATACCAGTTTCTGTGAAAGTTTCGTACCATCAGCCTCCGCAAGGGAGGAGCCTCTAACTACGGGCTCCGGCTGGTGGGCTGGGAACAGCAACAGGACTGAGTACCAGGTCGCCACGAGACGAGGTCGAATGCCTTCTTCTGTTAAAGGCAGATTCCGGCTCCGCTATAAGGAGGTTCCTAGTGCCGGGAAGTTGCGCCCTTTGGGCATACCTTCCGTCGAGTACGACCTCCTTGGCCCCCTTCACAAGACCATATATGATAGACTGTCTAAGACAGGATGGTTGTTGAAGGGGCCACCTAAAAGCTCACGGATTAAGCGCGTTTGCCGTTATGAATGGCAAACCTCCGTGGACTTGGTGGGAGCAACCGATGGGCTGCGCTTGGATGTCACCGAAGCTCTGCTTGGTGTGATATTGTCGCGCGCCACTTCGATCCCCGGTCGTGTAAAACAACTCGCCTGCGAGTCTTTGTACCCAACGGTACACGGTTCAAAGGTGACGTTCGGGCAGATGATGGGCACCTACCTCTCTTTTCCACTCCTTTGCTTGACAAGTTACTGCGCCGCAAAATGGGCAGCAAGGGGGTCTGAATCGTCGATTCTGGTTAACGGCGACGATTGCCTGATTTCGAGCACAAGCAGGGATGTTTTGAACCGTTACCCCGTTGGGTTCAAGATTAATGCCCAGAAGACTTGTGTCTCCCAGGTAGTCGCCGAGATCAACTCGACGACTTTCTTAAGAAAAGGAAAAGTCTGGAAGGAGGTCCAGAACCTGCGGAGGGGGGGGGGCGAGGCTTATACCGTTGATGGGCTGCGTCATTTGGCCACTGCCTGCATTAAAGCAGGTCCTAAGTGGATGGACGCCTTCAGCCGTAGCGGTATCTGTAAGAAGTACCACGTCCGTATGGAGGATCTTGGGATGCCGTCATGGATTCCCAACGTTTATAAACAGATCCGGACCCAACGGTGGTACTATCAGTTGCCTCCGCCCCGCAGTGTACCCTTGGATGACCGCCTCATACAAGTCTCCGAAGAGACGACGTATGAGGAGAGGTTAGCTCTGTACGAGCTCCTCTTTAACAAAGGTCGCAAGACAAACCAGTGGCCTTCTTCGAGAACTTTTATAAGTTCTTTAAGTATGAAGAAGGTTCGCCAGTATAAAAGCGCCCTGAGTTACAGGCCCAAAGGGTTGTGGGAGAAGGAAAGGGAGCTCTTGACCCCTAAGCGTCGTAAGAAGTGGTTCCTGCCAGCTGATTACGAGGGTCGAGAGCGGAAAGTGGAGATGCAAGGAGTGTGGCATCTCGCCTTCGGGCAGACAAATGAAAGGGGGCGGCGCTTGTTCGCGCGGCTCACCGGCGTGGAAACGTGAGGGAGTGATAACGGATACTCGCATGCCCTTCTGCTCAACAGAGGACTGGGTAGCTGCCTAGGAGAGGTAACGTACGGGTGAACGGCACGCCAGGGTTCAGACAGTAAGACCATTAAGTTGGCGCCCGCCCAATAGGGGCTTAGGCTCGGCCCGCCCGTACGGTGACTCTCTGAGGGGAGCCCTAGTCGGAGTAGTTAATCACGGCCTGCGTGACAGAGGTTGCGTAGGTGAAACAAAGGAGAGTTGA